TTCTGAATCTCCTTTATTTGAATATGGTTTACCCAAAGTAGGTTTTGTAGAGATAGATGAGAATGATGAGACAGAAATTGGAGATGTTTTACTTATGGACACAACTAATACAGGCAAATTAGATCATGTAGCTTTATATGTAGGAGATCAGACTATTCTTCAACATTGTGTGAAAAGACTTAGTTCTAGAGAAACTTACGATCAGAAATGGATAGAATGTACAAAGAAGAGGTATCGTTATGCTCAGTAAAGTAAAAGTTTACGGGAGATTGGCTCGTTTTCTTGGGCAACGTACTTTTGAAGCTGAAATAAATTCTCCAGTAGATGCGATTAGATTTCTAACAGCAAACTTTCCTGATTTACAATCACACATGATAGAACAAAACTATTGTGTAAAAGTTGGGAAGTATGAAATAAATGAAAGAGAATTAGATATTCCTGTAGGCCAACAAGAAATAAAAATAGTGCCTGTAGCTATTGGTGCTAGAAGAGGTCTTGGAAGATTTTTATTGGGAGCAGTTCTTATTGGTGCGGTTGTAGCGACTGGAGGATTTGGTACGGCAGCAGCTTTTAAAGGGCTCTCTTTTACAGCAGCAGGAGGAGGATTAGGAGCTAGTTTAGCGGCAGCAGCAGGAAATTTTGGTATTTATTTAGCATTGTCAGGTGCAGCAGAAATGATAAGTCCCACACCTACTCCCGATAGTGCTTCTGACGATCCAAATAGTTTTACGTTTAATGGAATATTGAATACAATAAGGGCTGGAGTTGCCATACCAGTAGTTTACGGGGAAGTGTTTACTGGTTCGATAGTTGTATCAGCAGGAATTGATACAGAAGATTACTCAGGAGGAACATAATGTTTAAAGTACCTGGATTACATCCTGGAGCAGGGCCAAAAGAGATTCAGCTAAATCCATTTAAATGGTTTGGGAATAATAATGCTACTGCTGTTATAGTTCGAGGTTCAATACAGAGTAGACAGGCAATAAATGTTATAGAAGTTTTAAGTGAAGGAGAAATTGAAGGTTTTCCTTCCGCAGCAGGGCTCACAAAAGGAACAGATGCTTATAACAATGCAGCTTTAAAAGATGTTTTTTTAGGAAAAACTCCTGTTGTAAGACCAACTGCCGATTCTAATAATATTTCAAGTTCTGATTTTAACTTTAAAAACATCACTTTCAAACCTCGTTTTGGTACAGCAGACCAGACATTTATAAGAGCTATCAGTGATATAGAAACAGAAGAAAGTGTAAACGCTCCTGTAACTAACGCACAGTCTGTTACTAGGACAGTAACAGAGTCTAATATTGATGCAATTAGAGTAACAGTGCGTTTTGATGCTCTTATTTCTATAAATGAAAAGGATGGAAAAAATATAGGAACTCAAGTTGACATATTTGTAAGGATTACTGAAAATGACGGAACTACGACCCTTTTTAATAGAAGCACAGATTCTCAATTTAGAGTTAGTGGTAAATCGAAAACTAATTACAGCAGAGATTTTAGAATTACCTTAAGAGAAAATACATCCTTTCCAATTCAAGTACAAGTTGGTAGAGAAACAGGCGATAGTACTGATGACAAAGTAACTAATACATTTTCGTGGTCATCTATGACAAAAATCATAGACGAACAAAGACCTTATCCTGATATAGCTCATCATTATCTTCGTTTTGATGCTGAACAGTTCCCTAGCGTTCCTAGGCGTGTGTATAGGATTCGTGGTATTAAAATTAAAATTCCACATAATGCAACTGTAGATCCAACAAACGGGCGATTAATTTATACGGGAACTTTTAATGGTACGCTTACTACAACTACGCATTGGTGTTCTGATCCTGCATGGATTTTGTTTGACTTGCTCACACAAAGTCGTTATGGACTAGGAGATCATATTACTGAAGCTCAACTAGATAAATATGCTTTTTATAGTGCTTCTGTTTATTCTTCAGAATTAGTTGACGATGGACAGGGAGGCCAAGAACCTAGATTTAGTTGCAATATAGTTTTAAACAGAAGAGAAGATGCTTTTAAAACAGTAATGGCTCTCGGTTCTGTAATGAGAGCGATGACTTTTTGGAGTGCAGGATCTCTTACAATTAGTCAGGATCGACCTACAGATGCTAGTTATCTATTTAATCTGTCAAATGTAACCTCTCAAGGATTTATATATTCTGGTACGAGTTTAAAAACAAGATCAACTGTTGTATCTGTATCTTATTTTGATATGGATAACCAAGAATTAAACTTTGAAACTGTTGAAGATACTGCTGCTAAAAATAAATATGGAATTATTCAGAAAAAAGTAACAGGTTTTGGTTGCACATCCAGAAACCAAGCAAGAAGATTAGGAAGATTTATTTTGTTCGAGGAGCAAAATTCTACGGAAACCATTAGTTTTACCACTGGAATAGGAGAGGGTGTAGTTGTTAGACCAGGGCAAGTTATCGAAGTAAGCGATCCAGTAAGAGCAGGGGTAAGAAGAGGTGGTCGGATCAACTCTGCAACAACTACAACTATCACTGTTGATAACACAGCAGAAACCGATTTAGATGCTACAAATAACGCAACAGTTAGCGTTGTTCTACCTAACGGCACAGTTGAAAAAGGTGTTGTAGATTCAATAAATGGAGCAGTGATCACAGTCAATTCAGTTACAAGAGCCGATGGAACGACTGCAACCAGTTTTACTACTGCTCCGAACAGTAATAGTATTTGGATTCTTGAGAATACAACCTTACAAACTACTCAATGGAGAGTTATAAGTGTCACTGAAGATAAGGATAATTATGCGATTGTTGGAACAGCTTATAATTCAGGAAAGTTTGCATTTATAGAAGATGGATCTCCATTACCTGTCCGTAACATAACAATTTTAAATGAAATCCTTCCCTCTCCTGGTGGTCAATCTGTTACTGAAGAATTTTTTACAGACGGATCTGATGCAAGAACAAGACTTAATATAGATTTTGACCCTGTTCCAAGAGCCGTAGAATACGAATTAAAATATGTAGTGGATGATGGCAATCCACAAACTTTAAGATCAAAAACTCCTGAGTTTCAAATATTAGATTCATTGCAAGGTGTTTATAACTTTGAACTATTTAGTCTAAATGCGTTATTTGAGCCTTCAGCAGAACCGACAACTTTTAGTTTTACGGCTGCTGGTAAGACTGCAGTTCCTGCTGATGTTTCTGGACTTACGGCTGAACCTGTACCAGGTGGATTTGTAAGACTTAGATGGAATAAATCTACTGACCTTGACGTTACTCATGGCGGATTTGTTTACATTAGACATGATAGTTCTGGAACAACAGGTGCAGGATCATTTGAAAATGCTGTTGATTTAATAGAAGCTGCTCCAGGAAACTCAACCGAAGCAATAGTTCCTGCAATTACTGGAGAATACATCCTTAAGTTTCAAGATGATGGAGGAAGATTTAGTAAGGGAGAAGCAAGTGTTGTCGTAAATATACCTGAGACTACAGACGGATTATTAGTTCAAACAAGAAGAGAAGATCAAGATGTACCTAAGTTTCAAGGAGCAAAAGTTAATACTGCTGTAGATGAAACAACAGACTCCTTAAATTTAATCGGTGTAGGCTTATTTGATGATATTGGAGTTAGTATCGGAGCTTCTTTAGATGATCCTATTATTGGATCATTAGATGACATAGGAGGCATCGCACCATCTGGAACGTATGATTTCGCAAATACTTTAGACTTAGGTGCTGTCTTTAGTCTTGATTTAGTAAGGCATTTTAAAACAGAAGGTTTCTACCCATCAGATTTATTTGATTCAAGAACAGCACAATTAGACACTTGGACAGACTTTGAAGGTTCTGAAGCTAATGATGTAGATGCTCAATTATTTGTAAGAAGAACGCAGGATGATCCTAGTTCTGGTTCTCCTACTTATACAGCTTTTGAACCTTTTTCTAGTGGTAGATTTAAAGCAAGAGGATTTCAGTTTAGGACAGTTCTCACAAGTAACGATCCAGCACAAGATATTAGAGTATTTGAATTAGGATATACAGCAAAATTAGAAAGAAGAAGTGAACAAAAATCTAATATAACAAATCCTGCATCAGCTACAG